TCTTGTAGCTGTTACGGAAGCTTCGGCTCGCCAGCATCTTCGGCGTCGGCGGACATTTCACAATCGGCTTCGAGGCGTTGGCGGTGCAGTAGATCGGTGCAGCCTTGAACCGGTCGGCCGGAGCATCCCCGAAGTATCGTTTGATCGCGATGCGCATGATCCGGTCATCGAAGCCGATGTTGTGGGCGACCCGAAGATCAGCCTTCTTATGCATATGTCCGAAGGCCGCCACGGCCTCTTTCTCATCGCCACCGTTGATCGTCAGAAACTCGGTTGTCAGGCCTGTGATGGCTGCGGCTTCGGCCTCGACTTCCCAGCCATTTGGCATGATCAGCTGTTCGAAAGACTCGATCAGCTCCCCGTCCATGCTATACAGCAGTGCACAGATATCAGTCAGGTGTGGCTGGCTCGGATCGTTACTTGGCTTCTGAAACTTCGGAAGCCCCGTTGTTTCTGTATCGAATACCAGCACACGCTTTGCAGTTTTCAGAATTTCAAAGGTCATTGGCGTTGCTCCAGTTGCGTGTTTTTCCACATGAAAAGAGGTGCCTTATATCAGGCATTCGATAAAGATTTTCGCCGCTTCAGCATTGATAGCGTTTCCGTAGGCGCGCAGTCGTCCCACTCGGGAGGCAGCCCCATTAGCCAGCGGGAATGTGCCGGGTTCAACTGGCCGCCACTTGTCATCCCGGCATCCGATCCAGTCTGCATCTCGCCAGAAGCCGTTAACCTGGGCGCCCCACAGATCGCTGCCGCCATTGAAAGATCCTGGGGCGACCCTTTGCGCAGGATCTCCTGCAAGCTTCCTTCCAAAGTCCGGACATTCTTCTCGCCATCCGCTGCCCTGGGGGTCGGCCACCCAGTAAAGTCGGTCTCGGATGTGCGGCGCACCGACGCCCGCAGACGGAAACGGGATGGCCCCGAAGGCGTAACCCATGGCTTCCAAGTCAGCGTGTACAAGGTCGACCCAAGGCTCGACAGTCTTTCCCGCAACCTGTTCTCCAAAGACGACTGTAGGGCGGCACTGATCGATGAGCCACGCAAAACTAGGCCAGAGGTGTCGCGGGTCAGTAAATCCAGCTCCTTGGCCTGCCGCGCTGAAAGGCTGGCAAGGGCAACTACCCGTCCATACTGGTCGCGAATCTTGCCATCCAGCCCGACGAAGAGCGAGGGACCAAACTCCAATCCCGGCGAAGAAATGACACTGTGTGAATCCATGAAGATCTGTCGGGATGACATCCTCAATGCTCCTTTCGTCAACGATGCCAGGCGCGATATGTCCGGACTTTATTAGGTTCCGCAGCCATTGGGCGGCGTACGGATCAAGCTCGTTGTAGTACGCCGTCACTGGTTACGCTCCTTGCACTACGCCGTTTTCAATCCATACCTGAGTGACGCCCTTGATCTCTGGCATCAAAGCCTTGAGCGTGCCGCAGACGATGGACTGATCAAGAAGACCCATTCCTCCTAGCTCGCGCAGAAGGCCGATGCATTGGGCGCGGCCCTTCATATCCAGAACATCGAACCGGTCAATGACGAGAAAACGAAGTTCCGAGATCTGAGCGATAGCGCAGGCAATCAGTGTGTCGATACGCCACTGAGCAGACTCACTCATCAGGCCATATGAGCGGCCAGCTGCCGTGATCTCCATGTCGCGACCGATCTCGACCTTCTTCCATCCAGAAAGACGCGACAGAATCGCCAGAGAATCGTTTACGGGCTTCAGCGCGCTCGCCAGGATGTCAGCAGGGATTCCGTCCGGTGCCAGGGAATCAGCAACAGCAAGCCACGCCAGCACGTCCTGATGGTTCTTCTGTGCGTCCTTCTGTGTCTGCTCGGCAGTGTCGATCAGTTCTTGGCGTTGCTTCATGGCCTCAACGCGGATTCGCAGCTTGCTGGCCTTCTCGCGAGTCGTCGCCAGGGCGCCCTGACCCTTCTGTACGGCCTCTTCAGTGACATCCTTTGGCTTGGCCTTCAGATGAGCCTCAAGATCCTTGGCGGCGTTCTCGGAGGTAGTCACGGCGGCAATGTCGTTTGCAATTGTGCGCTTCATCATTTCGATGGCGTTCTTTGCATTGGCTACCTGAAGCGCTGCATCGCTGATTGCCGCAGTATCAGCCTTGAGGCCGGCGAACTTCTCCAGGGTTTGGCCGCGGATCGTCAGATCTTCTTGGCAGCACGGGCATTTTACCGGGACCGTGCCCGACTGCATTTCAGCGAGCTTCTTCTGGTCGATCACCAGATTGTTTTCCAGTTCTTCCATGAACTCCCGGTCGGTGATCAACTTGACTTGAGCCCGTGTCAGGAGCGCAGCCGCTTCTTCAAGCGAAGACTTGCGCGACTCGTAGTTTTTGGCGTGCTCCCCCGCCTGCTCTAGCTTCGCCATGTAAGCGACACCCTTTTCCACTTCGGCGCTCAACTCAGCGTATTTCGCGATCTCAGCGTCGATAACCGCTGGCGATACGTCAGGCATATCTGGCGCTTCGGGGATGTGCACGGTCCAGCCTTCAGACTGCTTTGATCCCCAGTTGTCGCCAGTCAGCGCACGAAAGGCACCCTTGGCTTCAGTAGCGCGACCGGCTGCATCTTTGGCCGCTGCTGGGAATCCACTGCGCAACAGTGGCTTGATCTCTTCGATGAGGTCAGGGCGGCAGCCACGCTTCTCCATCATCTCGGAGGTCGTATCAATGCTGGTTTTGCAGCCAGTCAGCTTGAAAAGCATGGTGCGGCGCTCATCGGCCTTCAGGTCAGCGAACAGGCGCGGACGAAGGAGATAAGGCAGGAATTCGAGCCGCGGGATTTCAGCCGCTTGGTGGTCGCCAGCAGGGAGCTTGTATTCGCCGATTACGTTGTCACCGTCCAGCAGCGTAACGCGCCCCTTTTTCGACCCATCATGTAGCAGCTCGCCGAGATCCTTCTTAAGCTTCACCCGGGCCGGCTGCCCAAGAATCGCCATGCTGATTGCGTCAGCGACAGACGATTTACCAGCTTCATTATTGCCCAGCACCATCAAGATTGGCGTCGTGCATTCAATGTCGGCGCGGGAGATTGCCAGGACGTTCGAGATTTCGAGCTTTGAGATTTTCATGGATTTATTCCGTTCCGTGTGAGGTTGGTTTGTTCATTTCCTTGGCCGATTTCGCTGCGTGCTTATCGATCATTTGACGCAGCCATTCAGCGCCGCCGTTGTTCCTGAAGTACTCCCAGCGCGCATCATCCAGGCGCAGCGTTCTGGTCTTTTGCTCGTTCGGATTTGGTATTTTGGTGGTCATGGTCTGGCTCTCTGTTGGTACGCGGCTATTGTGCATTGCAATTGCGCCAATTGCAATTGCAAACAACAAAAAACCCCAGCTTTTTAGGCCGGGGTTTTGCTGGTTACGCTGATCGTTACTCGGCCTGGTCGATCACTTCCCGGGTGCCAAGCTCTTCGCTTTCTTCGGACACAATGCCGTCAGCCTCTAGGCGCTGGATGGCCTCATCGACGATGGCGGAATCAATGTCGAATGCTACCGACAACGCGCCGACGCTGACACGGTTGTCGGCGATCACCTTGGCCTTGATGTCTGCGTAAAGCTCTTCGGTCAGAGTCTTCGGAGCCGGCTCATCATCTTCACCATCGAAGGTAAGGCCGTCACCATCAGGCTCGACAGTAGCCGCAGGCGCGCCCCGAACAATCTGGTAGTCGCCGGTCTTCTCGTCGNCGACGAATTCCAGCAACCCTTCAGTCGTCAGTTGCTCCAGGATCGCGATGGCCTTTGCTGCGCCGATCTTCAGATGGTTCTGAAGGGCCGACGCTTTGCAGTTCTGCTGATTGACAATGAATTCCCGGGCGTCTTCCAGCAGCTTGGCCGGGATTTCGACGGCCTTTTTGGCAATGGCGCCAGCCGATGTTGGGCTGCTTTCACGCTTGGCCGATTTACCCTTCGCTGCCTTCTTTTCGTCTTCTGGCTCATCCAGATTCAGCGGCTTCTGGT